TAACGGCATCATATTTTCTCAATAATTCCTTTTCGCGCTCCATCGCCTCGACGGGCGTGGTGCAGACCCGATCAATCAAAATAATATCAGGCTCACCATGAATTTGGACAAACTCGCGAACATAATCAGAGCTACTAAAATATTCTTTCCATAGGTCATTCGGGTTACAGCCTTTGGCCCATCGCGCACCAATATAACGCTTATTATGCATAGTCCATTCAAGGATATACGTGTAAGGCATTGATTGGATTTTTATGGCAACTATAGTCATTTTATACTGGCAGAATTTGAACTATCTCTGTTAGCACGGCTGGGGTTGCCGTAATTATTATCTGCTTATGGGTGAAAGTCACGTCAAACGACGGGCTGTACTCGAAGTTGTCTCGGTCATCCATGAAAGCCGGGTTGCGAACTTGATTTATATTATACACGCCGACGCCCTGCGCTTCGAGAGTTGCGATCGATGGCTGGCTTTGCAGCACATAGCGCGCATAATTTAAAATATCCGCCGCTGTTAGTTGCGAAGTGTTGGCGGGATTTTGCGTCGCAAGCGCGCTGAATTGAAAGGTCGTTTCGAATTGGGTTATTTCCGTATGCACCATATTTGAAGGCAAACACTTCATCGTTTCGGAAGCGACATTTAATTCGCTGCTCAACGTGTATGTGCCGACGCCGCCCGTGCCACTGCCGAGCGCCGCGATAATTATGCCGCTTGGTATTCCGGCACCGTAAAGAAACTGGCCGACGGCGATGGTGCCGGACGTAACCGCGCTCACGTTAAGCGTCTGGCCGCTGATCGAGCCGGTGAAGTTCGCTGATAGGGGCTGATTTGCCACGCTGGTGACGTAGGGATAGCCGATCATGCGGTCGGCTATCTTGGCGAGGTAAACTGTCGGCACGCTATTAGCGCTTTGCTGCGTGGGCTGGAACGACTGTTTTATGGCGACCGAGCTTTGGCCGACCGTTGCCATGCCGGTTTGCAGCGTTGAGATGATCAGGGCGATCAGAGCATTATCGAGCATTAGACCACCTGAACGCAGAGGATTTGGTTCCAGCCGTCAATGCCGAACCAGCGGGTCGCGGATTCGCACTGCAACTTCATGCCCTGATAAACGATCTGATCGCCAGAAATGTCGCGCTCCACGTCGATGATGTCGTTTGGCGCAAAGACGTTGTAATAATTTTTCTGTAGATCGAGGCCGAGATATTCGTACAGACGGCGCGGCACCGGCTGCACGCTGCCGTTCACCATGACGGCTTTCGCATAGGTCGCGACATCCAATCCCGTTGCGCCTGTCACGCGCGATTTAAATGCGAGATATTGAAAGCAGGCGAAGCCGATCAGGCGATGCGCTTGCGCGAGAATGTTTGAGCCGGGGATCATGCCTTCTCCACCACATGCGTGAGGCTGTCGACCATGATGCCGCTATCGACCAGCGGTTTCGAGAGGGAGGCTGTGACAGTGCGATCGGCACGCTTGCGGGCGCGCGCCGCGATTGTAGCAGTCTTGAGGGCTGGAGAGGTAATAGAAGCTATCGTCTTGGCAACATCACCGGCAGCTTTTCCACCGATTTTGTCGAGAACCGAAGCGACTGTCTCATTCCCAGCCAAAATAGCTTTAGCCCCAGAACGCATAAGCGCGATCCAGTTATTTCTTTCACGGGCGATGGTGGGTCGCATAAAGGGGCGAGGCGGTATTCCGCCTGCCGCATAACCGTACTCTTGGATCGCAGCGACGTAAGCGATGGGAGTTCCGTTACCGTAAACTGATGATGAGAACCAGCCAGCTTTCACCTCGAACTTTCCCAATTCTTTTAGGCGGGCCTCAAGTTGAGAGAAGGCCTGCGGATTTTTGTTGGTGACGGTTGGCATTTACCACCGAAAGCCAGCGCGACCGGCCCCTCCCGGTGCGTAGAAGCCGCCAACCGATTGGGCTTGCAGCATCGCGAGCAGTTGTTGGCCGTAAGGCGTCTGCGCTAGCCAATATTGCCACATATTTTTAACCGGCGGCTCCATGATCGAGACGCTGATCTTGTCGATGGTGGCTTGGGTTTCGATGCCCGGCGTCTGCCCCTGCGCGATAGCGGAAGCCAGCGCCGCGAAGTGCGCGGTGAGAAGATTTAGCGCAAGCTGCGTGGCGCAGCCGTTCATAAAACCGTATTGCGTGTTTTCGACAAAACTCTGCGCTGTGCAGAAATACATGCTGAGCGTCGTTGGCGCATAGACAGATTGATTAGCGAAAGCGGGAAACTGCGCACGAAACTGCGCGTCGTTGTAGCTGAATGGTGCGCAGCTTCCCATAATTTACGCTGCCTTATCGCGCGGCTTAACGCCACGAATAATGCTGCCATCATCGGCAACCTGATCAGGCTGATTAAGCTCGGGAGAATTTGGCGTATAGGGCGCGCTGGTGTCTTGCTGTTTCATGCCAGCGGCCACGGCCACTTCGGGATCAACCTTATCGTCGCGATAAGTGATGAAGCCGTTTTTCACATGCGCTTGGAACTGCTCGTTTTTCTTGAGATGTTCGAAATCTTCGTCGCTCACCTTCGTCGCAACACCGCGCGGCGTGACGAGTTTCTTATCAGCGAGATTGGCACCGCCAGCAATGACGACGCTGTGAACAGGTTCCGGCAGCATGTGCTTGTCCGCCGGGACGATATAGGTCGTATATTTTTGGTGATTGGTGAGGGTCGAGTAAATGTACTTCATGTTACCTCCAGTTAAAAGATAAGGGGCCGGTTCATACCAACCGACCCCCTCTCATACCTGTTTGCGCAGGAGGTAAGTTTTTATGAAATGCCCGAGTAGCGGACGACGGCGAAGGGACGCTTCAACATGCAACCCGCTGTAGCATTGGCATAATCTTCCTCGTATGCCTTGGCAAGTTTCTGCACGCCGAGAACCATAAACTTCGTCGGAACAATCTGTTCCCAAACGCGGCCCGAATCGGTGGAGGCGTCAGAGAAGCGTTCGGCATAAAGGTAGAACACGCCTGATCCGCCGTTTGCAGTGTTAAGCTGCGGTGCGGAAACGATGCGCATTTTCGGATAGTTCGTCTTGATCCAATCGCGAACGCTGATACCGAAGTCGGATGTGACCGAGAGATAACCGTACGCATTCGTGGCAACAGCCAGAACGGTTTCGGTATCTTCCGGATTGATGTTGTCCTGCGATTGATTTTGCAGAGCAACAACGCCCGTGCGGATATCGGCGCAGATGTTTAGGAAGGTTTTGCTCGACCACAACATCGAGCTACCAGAACCGGAAGCCGCCACGTTGACGTAAGCAGGCAGGCCGGGATCGTTCAGGAAGCCGTAAGTGTTGTTGTTGCCAGCGTTGTAGCCGTTGAAGCCGATTAGGTTGCGGCTGATTTCAAGCTGCGAGCCGCACGATTCACGCTTCCACTGGCTATCGTTCACGCCTTCACGGGCGGAACGCATTTCTTCCAGCACGCCGACGCGCATGCCGAGTTCCATACGCACAACCGTGCGTGGCACTGTGACCATGTTCCAATCGGAAAGCGGTACGTTGGTGTAATCACCATACGGTACGGCATAGCCAGTCATTTCAAGGACGCGCTGCAACGCCTGCTCATCTTCCCACGAGCCGATGGTGCTGAGACCTGTCAGTTCGTCAATCTTGCGCGCCGCCGTGATGACGGTGACAAGGCCCGGTAGCCAGTTCTGTAAGAACTGAATGTAGCCGGGGATTGCGGGCGTGGTGACGTTGCCTTGGATGCTATCCGCAGCATAGGCATATGCCTGTTGCGCCATCTCTCGGGCGACGCCGGGGCTTTTGACGCCAACGCCGAAAAGAGCGGCATCCTTGGCGCTCTTGATCATATCTTTTGGTACAGAACGTACGTTCCGGCCCGAGATATGGAAGTGTTCTTTTGAGACGGCGGTGAGCATTTATTTCACTCCCTTTGGGGTTAAGCGTTAGTTCGTGATCTTGATAACGCCGAGGCCTGCACCGCCAGCGGGATTGTAGCGATACACTTCTGCGTCCGGCACCTGTGTCTGAGCGTCAGCCGTAATCGTGGCCGAGCCGAGCGTGAAGGAACTTGCCGTGTTGATCGTATAGGTGCCGGTGCTGCCGAGGCCCGTTCCGAGCGCGGTAATAACCGTGTTCGACGGTACGCCCGTGCCGCTGAGAACCGAGCCAACGCCCAATTCGCCAGAAGCAACAGCCGAAACCGAGAGGATGCCGGGCGTGAAGATCGCTGCCGTCACCGAAGCCGCCGGGGGTGGCAAGCTGGTGGCCGTCATCGCTTCCGCGCTTACGGTTGCGCCGACATAGTTGGTCGTATAGGTGCCGGTAAAGCCCGTACCCGTTCCAACGGCGGTGATATAAACATTCGCGATGGCGAGAGGGCCAGCGAGCTTCATGCCGACTTGGATCAAGCCAGCATTAACAGCCGAAACCGACAACACGCCCGTGCTGAGCAGCGAAGCGGTGAAGGATGTCAGCGCCGGATAGGTGCTGAGTTTGCCGGTGGTGTTGTCGTAGCAAACTTTGTCACCAACATTTGCCGGGCCGGGAAGCTGAACGATGATGTCGCCCATCGTGAGCAATTCCGCCAAAATGAAATTCGGCAGGCTCATGGTGGGATCGATCGCGCCCGTGGTCGGGCCAGAGGTCGCATAGACCTTGCTGTTCATCAAAATGCCAACGAAGGCACCTGAACCACCAGCGGTAGCAACACCGGATGCTTGCGCATTGCCGGGATCAGCCGTGGTCAATGTGTAGGCCGTAGCGCCGATAACATTGTAAGACGCCGAAGCCGAATTTAGCTCATACTGGGCCGAACGAACGGGGCCGTCATCGTAAAGTGCGCCAGCAACGCCGAAAGCGTTCTGAACATTTACGGTGGATTGGAAGCTTGCGACCATTTTGAATCCCCTTGTTTAGGTGCGGTTGATTAAGAGGCTTTTGCGAAGAAGTCGGCGATGTTCTTCACGTTGTCACTGCCAGCGGCAGCGCCATCGTTGGAGAAGCCAACTTCTGCGGTGGGAGGTGTGCGGTTGTGAAAGTAAGCATCGAGAGCCGTAACTTCATGGCCCTTGTCACATTTGATGCCGAGCTTCTCAACGCCATAAGCGGCAGTTTCGGCCAGCGTCATTTCTGCGCTGTCGAAAGAGCCAACATAGGCCGAGAGCTTGCCAGCGAGTTCATCGCGGCGTTTCACTTCGCCCATCACGCGTTTGAAGGTATTGGATTTCCAATCCTTCACTTCCGCTTCGAGAGCGTCGAGAGATTTCCGAGTCGCGGCAGCGTCACACGCTGCTTTGTCCTTGGCCTCTTTGTCCTTCTTTTCTTCCTCGGCATCGCGCGCGGATTTGTCAGAAGCTTCCTTCTTCATCTTCTCTTCCTCCGCGTCTTTGGCTGCTTTATCAGCCGCGATTGCTGGATCGGGATCGGCTTCTGTGTCGCCGTCTTTGGCTTTGTCGCCACCAAAATGCTTGTCGATGATACCTTTCATCGAGGCATAATCTTTGCCGAGTTGCTTGAGGGCGGAACCAACTTCGTCCATGTTCATCGCCTTCTCGTCATCTGGTTTTTCTTTGGTGTCGGCCATTTTGATATCCTTTGCGTCGAAGGTTACTTTGAAGGTGTGATCGAGAACGGCTACGTCTGGCCCCATTCGTCCCTGCGAAACAGTGGCAAGGTGATTGCCGCGAATGTCCCGCTGGATTGCATCATACTGTTGGCCGTTCCAAATTCCAGAAGAAAGTTCGTACCGACAACCGTATCCGATACTTAATTCTCGTTTTCCACTTTCGATTAGGTCGGCGAGATTATCGGAGAACAATTTTATATTACCACGCAGCATTCCCGTTTTGGAATCAAAAAACACATCCTCGCCGATGACGCCCTCAATTCCTTTTTTTTCTGGCGGCATGCGCGCGCTGTCGCGAGGCCCGAGCAATTCTTCCGGGTGGTCATCGACCCACGGAAGAAGGCGGAATGATTGGATCGTTTCGGGACTGGACAATTCATCCGCGTCGCGCAGAACCATGTAAATTTTTTCTGGATCGAGCGACGGGTCGATTGTTTTTC